GTCAGATCATCTGTTGAGGCTAAGTTGGTTAAGTCTACAGGCATCAACGTGTTGGCATAGGCGCGATAGGCTTCCTCAGATACTACCTCTTGCGGAAGGTAGGCATAACCTAGGTCTGCTGCAGTCTTGGTTGGGTCGTTGCGGTAGATGAAGGACACACCTACATAAGTCTCCCAGTTCTCTAAAATCCATTCAATAATAACAGGTACCTCGGATGGGTCATAGCTAATGGTGACAGAGCAGTTATGATCTACATAGTGATCCATCATCAGCTTGTAGCGATCTAGTTGACTGATGGCCGTCTCTAGGTTCACATGCTTACCGTCAACCACATCGAACTTGACGTCTTCGTAAGCAACAGGGAAGGTAACCAACACACTGTCTGACTCGAATGGCTTGTCGATAACCTTGTAACCAGAAGCAACAAGTGTCGGGATAATCTCGTCATGCTTAGAGAACGTCACGTTGTTGAAGATGTACTTGCCAAGAGGCTTGTGAACCCCCTCAGTTGTGTCCATGATCTTGCTCAACGTTCCCGATGGCTTAACTGTAGTTACCAGCTTAGCGCGTGGCAAGCCTAGCTCATCAGCCATAGAGTTCGCACCCTTCTTAGCTGAAGCACGAAGAGCCTGTAGCATAGTCACGACGTTACTCTGACCATTGTGGTGATCCAAGAACTTAACGATACCTGTAGCACCTACACCACAGAGACGTAGAAACTCGTTAAGCTCGTGCCATGAGCGCTGCAACACCCCATCATCTAGGTTCACACATGTCTGACGGTAGTTAGCACGGGCTACAATCTCAACAGCCTCTTGTAGTCCACCGAAGTCCTGCAAGAACTTACCCCAATCAACCTCTACAAGGTTGCAGAAGCTCTTGTTTCCTAACAAAATCTCCGCGCACGGGTTAACTCCCTTGAAGTGTGGCGCACGTTTCTTTGCACTCTCAGCATTGATGAACCCTGGCTCAGACCCACCAGCCTCGACCATCTTATCAAAGATATAAGAAAGTTCCCATTGTGTTGGCTTCTTGTGGAAGACGATGCTGTTGTTAGACTGCTGACGATGCTCGTTACCGTGCAACCAGAAGTCTTTCTTAGCTGAGATGAAGTTGTCAACCTCTGGGTCGGACACTGGCATCAAGGCAATCTCAGCAGAACGACGTGAAGACAGTGTAGTACCGAGATGGTTTAATACATCAAGAATATCAATACGTGTAAGAAGCTGACCCGCACGATCATTCATCAAGTCACAGATACGATTAAAGGCAGCTGAGATAGTCTCGTCTCCAGAGCTAATCCAGCCGTAACCTTTAAGTCGTTCACCGGCTGCACGTACTTCTGTGAAGTCTAAGACCAGCACATCTACGGCATCCTTCATAGCAAACAGTTTACCTGCTGACTTAGCCCAAGCCTCAGCGCTATCCCCAATCTTGAGGTGGTAAGTCCTCTTACCTGCATCATCTATTGAGCGCCATGACTGATTACTAGGACAACCCTTAGCATCACCCAAAGCCTTAGTAGAGCGTACAGTCTTGACCTCTAGTTTCTTAGCAAAACCATTAAGTGTACCTACAACAGGCTCGAAGCCTACGCCACAACCTTGAAGCAACAACCACATGGCGTCTACAATGTCATGCACGGTCTCAACACGGCCAAACGAGCAGTTAAACTGGGATGCTTCTCGTGTCTTTGCTACATTTGTACCACCTAACCAGAGTGTACGGCCTGACACTGTAGCTTTGCGTTCCAGCATCAGTGTGCGAAGATTACCAAGCTCAACGATCTCTGACATGTCAAGGGTGTTACCTTTGGCACGTTCCCAGAGCCATTGCTGGTGATCGATTACACGGTCTACTGTCTCTTCCCATGTCTCAAAAGTACCGTCCTCTTTAGGGCGGTTATATGTACGCCGTGTTACTACATTAGCGCGGGTGGAAAACTCTTGGTAGTTGTTCATGTAGTTAGTTCCTTGTCAAATATCATCATCATTATCAGCAGGTAGGTGTTGTTCTCAGGGTTAACGATTGTCGCCACTCCCACCTAGTGTACCGCGTTTCTCTCGGCTGTTTAACTTCTCAACATTCGTTTCTAGTACATCATCCAGAGTACTACCGTAGTAGTTAGCTAGTGCTGTGACATAGAACACCACATCACCTAGCTCCTTAATGATTTCAGCATTTGAAAACCGTGTATCGTCTCGTATTAGCTTCTTGATCTTCTCTGCGACTTCCCCAGCCTCTCCTACGAGACCGAGGGTGTTCTCAACTAGGCGGTCCTGACCTTCTGTCATGATCTTACCTTCAACCCATATACTGTACTTATGTGTATTCAATCGATCTGCTCCACTTCCAATGCTTTAATTGTTACTTCGTCTAAGTCATACATCGCTGTCCGTAGAAGCTCTGTTACAGTTTCAGTGCGGTCAAGGACACTTGCGTCCCAATAGAAGGCGGTATCGTCTACTTTAATACGAATACTTACTTCAAACTCCATCGTAATCTCCTTTAACCAAGAGTACAGTTATACCATACTGGGTTTGCGTTGTCAAGAATCAATCTCATGGTAGTCGGGGTGGTAGCGTACTAAGTGTGCACCCCTGTACCCCCTGTCTTTGTTGCTGTCACCTCGTAGTGCAGCATCGGTGTCATGATCCGTATGTCCTTCGAAGTGTCTCAAGACTGATCCATTGTGGCTCATACATTCCGTCTTGGATATCTCTCTTGATGAGGACACCCTTCCACCACTCTTTGTTCGCTTGACCAGCCCAACTCTCAGGAGCGCCCTTGTAACAGCCGACGACGGTCCCAATAATACCGTTGCTTCCAACGTCATCCTTAAAATATACACCACGTTTATGGCTGTGACCAACACTGACAGAGCGATAGCGCTTTTGTAGTAGCCCATAAGCATGATGAACACCACTAATGGCACGGCCAAAGTTGCCAGCCCCCACAAAGTGAGCGTAATCAACACCGTCATAATTATGGATTGAGGGCGCGCCGTGTTCGTATTCGTGGTACTCGTCGAACCACTTGTTCGTTTGAAGATGTTTAAAGCTAATCCCATACTTACTTCCCTCCAGCCTTGGGTCAAACTTGATTGCTGTCTTGATACGTGTCTCGTGGTTTCCTTCGAAGCCGTACCAGCGTGGTCGCTTACTCTTACTCTTCTTGAAGCGGTAGCGAAGTAGTTCTTGGGACTCTAGGTACGATGCAATGTCACGCTCGTAACTCTGTGCAACTAAAGCTTTAGGGTTCTTAGTGTCGTAGGTGTTAAGTGACTTCATGTCCGCGCCGTCACCTAGGTCTACGCAGTAGTCAGGCTTGATGTCATGGATTAGACCACCTAACCAGTCAAAGCGTTCGTTACCAGTATCTGGTGATGCATGGCCGCATGACCATACGATTGCTGTCTTACTCATTGTTACTCTCCTTCATCCAGTCTTCTGGGATTAGTTTGTCTGAGTACAAGAAGCCGTGACTATAACACCAGTCCGCATAGGAACCTTTAGCACCCTTGTAGAGCTTAGCCCGTGAGTTACTGAACACGAACCTAATGTCTAAGTCAGGGTACTGCTTCTTTACTTCTTTATGTTTACGTCGATCTGCTGAAACGAACCGACCTTTAGTCTCGATGATGATACCGTTCTCAAGTACGAAGTCAGGTGTATAGGTTCTTACCTTACTGTCTAACCACTTGATCTTCTCCTCCTCGTAGGTGAAGGTGATACCTCTTTCCTTGAGGTTGGTAGCCATGTCCTCTTCAAGACCTGATCGATAACCTGCTGCTATTGCTCGACGACGTGTTGCACTCTTTCTTACACTCATGTCCAATCATCCGACTCATCCACCCTAAGTTCTTTCTTAACCTTAGTGAGGTAGACAGGACCGTGGCTGTACGTGAAGAGCTTAAGGCCAGGCCAACAGACACGCTTGAACTCGCAGTAGCTGCACTCCATACCTAGTTTCATGTTAGGTGATGTCTTGCTCTGCGGTACGTCCTCGAAGCCTCGTGCTGGTGGTACCTTCTGCTTGACCATAGCTTTGATGTGCTTGATCTCTTCTTCCTTAGTCTTGAGCTCCTCAGTGAAGTCGTACATGTCTAAGCAGATATGCCCGTTCACCTTGTCAATAACTAAGAATGCACCGTGTGTCTTATTTGTCACAAGTGGATCATCTTTAGCTGCGTAGACATAGGAGGATAGTTGAGAGATGTAACCGAATGGGTCTTGCTCTCGTAGGTTACCCTCTTGGAACTTCTTGAAGGAGTAAGGAGATGCTGACTTAACGTCAACTGTCATGCCGTTGATGACACAATCTCGGCTACCTTTGATGCCGTGTGCTTCCATACGGTCTTGTTGTCCAACAACGTCGTGTCCTGCTTGCTGTGCAATACATAAGGCAAGCTCTTCGATCATGTCACCATAGAAGAACTTGAGCAGGGCGTTGGCTCGTAGGGGTTGTGCTAGGTCAGTCTGGTTGATCTTATACCAGAGCTTACGGTCACAAGGTGTACCTAGTCCTGACATAGATAGGTAACCGCGAGGTTCCTGTGGCTTACTGAACCTTGCTCCAGCCATGTCGCTGATAGTGTTAGCCATCACGGTGGCTAGTGTACCGTCCCAGCCGTTAAGCCCAAGGATCACATTCTCCATGTCCTCGACTAGTGTGTCGTTTGTCTTAACAGTCATTCTTGATCTCCTGTTACTAGTGAAAGTAAAGGGGAGCACATTGGCCCCCCTCCTTTAGTCTTTAGAATGGAATGTCACCTGGACTTTGTTTAACAGGAGCGGGTGGAGCAGAAGCTGTTACCGGTTTGGGTGGGGCTGTCTGAGACGTGTAGTCCTTCGGTTTGATACCAGAGGACTGACCTCCTGCACCCTCGAAGGCTACGTGGTCAATGACCTGTACCCCATTCAGTCGGCAACCCTTGCCCATCTTAGTGTCGTAGACATCGACGAAGACCACACCGACAGAGCCGTTACCGATCAACTCACCGTCAGGCCACTCAGAGCCGTCTGGTCCGAAGACTTTAGGTGGACCTGCTGCCCAGTCTCGTCCGTACTGATCTGCCCAAGGGCGCTTGAACTTAACTCGGTGCCCTCCGTCAGACGCCTTTGGTACCTTACGGATACCAGCACCCTTCATAGCTGCGAGGGTAGTCTCATCCATAATCAGATCGACTGTAGTCGCTCCATCCGTATCGGTGTCGTACTCACCGTTGTCGCGGTTGGATTCAAAGAGCTTAGCCCACTCAAGTGTGCCTGTTAGTTCGATTGTCTTAGTAGCCATTATATATCTCCATAGCTAGTTGATGTTGTAATGTAATTGTAGCATAGTGTTTAGTGTGTGTCAAGTAACATTAGCGAAAT